AAGAGCCCTTCCAATCGCCTCCCCAACAGATAGGTACTCCCAGCTCTTCCGCAGCAGCTTTAAAAGCATCTGCCACCTCACACATGAGACGATCCGTCCACAGGATCTTGTTGCCGTGCTTCACTGCAAAGTCCACGGCACAGCCAACAAGGTGCCTGGATTTCATCGTCCTCGATGCGCCTTTAGCAACGTATTCCCGCTGCTCTTCCAAGCTCCGCTTCCCGTCCGTTATTACGAACATATGCGGACTCAGCTGCGCTGCCCGGTGCACCACCGCCAGCAGATCAGCATGCACCCCCTCCAGCTCCCGCAGGGAGCGATTCTCAGTTATCGCAAAGCCCATATCTCACCCAAGTTTGTTCCATGCCGCGCCATAGTAGATATAAAGACCCTCGCCAGAGCCGGGGTCCCACTCCGTCCCATCCGCATACACCACATCCCCATCTCGCGGCCTCTGCGGCTCCACATACAGCTTAGTGTATCTGTGCCCATCCGGCTCGGCTAAAGCCTGTTCAATCTGTCCCAGCTCATCTTGAACGAACTCCTCGAGGTCCTCTACCTCAATCGCTTGCGGGGCACCCTTTAGCCGATATCTCATAGCATGCTCACAGGGTCCCACTCAAGGTCGTAGCCTTCAAGCTGCCAAGCCACATTATCCGCGGACTCAAAGCGGACGGCCGGCAGCCGTCCCACAGCCTCAAAATCCAGATACTTCTGACTCGGGCTAAACGTCTTCGGGCTTTGCCAGGTAATAGTTCCATCCAACTCTTCCTGCATACCGAGCCGGACATTAATCGTGGCTTCTCCACGTAGGTGCGGCCAAATCCGCTTCACCAGCTTCCGAACCGGATACGCATCCTTCTCCAGCACCAGACCGGTCCGCTCGAGATAGCAGCTCGGTGTGGCCGCGCCAAACGGCAGCCCCGTATCCAATCCAAACATCTTCGTCAGCGTCGGATTTCCGAAGATCATCCGCCTGCGGCTCTGAATGCTCCAGAGGAACGTCTGCGTATCCCAACTCCCCACCAGCGCGCTCCACGCCACAGCAGTAGAGTCTGTATAGTCTCCTCTCGAGATGCTAAGCGAGCCGTCCCAATCCCGGAACTGGCACGTGTTATACTGATAACTCCAAATCATCACCTTATTCGGCACCGTCTGACCCTGGGAAGGGTACGGCACCCACACCTCACGATACAGTGGATTGTCAAACGCGAAGGTGTTAACATAGTTCGTCGAATCCACATCCGCGAAGAAGTAATCCTTGTTTTTGTCCTGTAGCGGGACCTCGATTGCCCGGCTCCCCGCATGCGTAATGATATCATCCTGCGTTATTACGAAGTGACGACTGTCACTGTTATAAGCTGTAAAAGCCCGCGGGCAGAGCAGCCCACTACCCAGCACCAACCTCGGACTTAGCACCGAATTTCCACCAACAAAACGCAACGCGTGCGTCGCCCCTTGCTTATAAATCATAAGCTCTTCACCAAGCAGCCCGGCATCATAAATCGGACCAGAAGCGGCATCAGTGAGGTGTGTTCTACCCGCATCCACAGTCGGGTCAGTGTAGTCCCACGAAGAGGGAACAGCTCCCGGATCGGCCGGGTGAGACCACTGAAGTGCGTGAGGCAGAAGCGTCCCATTATCATCCAGGTTCAACGCCACAAGATACGGGCCAAGGTTTCGAATAACCTTAGCACGTAATGTAGCAGTCCAGTTTGATAAATCAGCCAGATCGTTACCAGCACTAAGACCTGTCCAATACTGAGGAATATCGACACCATTATTAAGGATCGGGACTCCGCCCAATATACACCCATTCCAGTTCCTATACTCCCCAGCGTTGTAATCCCCGCCAACAGCCCTTGTAATATCTGTGTGTGTTCCAGCGTCATAGACATACGCCTTGGTTAGACTGCAGTAAATCCAGAAGCTTTGACCCGTCGCGGGCACATTGAACACAAAGCCGGGCGCAACCGTCGGCGTGCCAAACACCTGCGTGTGCCCCAATATCCTCACCGCATTCCGCTTATAGAAGCGGATATTATTCGCGTCCGTCCACGCGTTCATCGGCAAGCTTCTTGGCACGGCGTCCCGCAAGACCCCGAGTGCGCCGATATTCTGAATCTGACTAAGCTCAGGCATTTACAAACACTTCCTCTACCACAAGCGTTGCAGCGGCTACACCGCCAAAGCGCCTAGCAGCTGATGTTCCGTTAAACGACACCGTGCCCGCGGCAGCTCGACCTACACGAATCGACACAGTTAGAGCATCTGTTGTCCCTGTTGCAAATTCCTGCTCCAGTGTCAGCGCGCACTCAATCTCTGTAGTGGAGGGGCGAACCGTCGTCGCACCTATCGCATTCGCTGCCCCGTCCAGAAACATTGCAGCTGAAATGTTCGCCGATCCGTTCGCAGTGCAGAAGCCCTGAAACCGTGCCCGTATCCAGCTATTAGCTCTTCGCGGTGTAATCGACACGGAAAGAATCTCCGTCCCTTCTCCAACCTGTGGAATTGTATCGTCCAGCGGAATCTGCGCGGAGATTGTAGTATTCGTCGCATATTCAGCATACCCTCGCTCAGGCACCTCAGGAAGCGCCCAAACAAGGTCCGCAGCTGCTCCCGCGCTCTGCAAAAAGTACCCACTTGTTCCGGGCGCGAGGCGATCGAACGCCGTCGCACCTCGCATTAAGAGGTCACCGCGGGCAAGGGAAGCTGACACAAACTCGAGAACCGCTGCAACTGTATGCCCGGACCAGTCCGTCGCAGTCGTCGCAGCCAGGATGCGTTTCGCATCCGCACTCGGAGCTATATCACTAAACGGGATATCTTGCGCGCCAGCGTAGTAGGGCTTCGTCGGGAACCACCTCATACCTCTCCAAGTCGACGCGCCATTATCCCACCAAATGAGCATCGCCTCATACTGTACCGTCAGCGTGATGGTGGTCGCCCCGTTAATCGTCCCAGCTCCATTCGGATCAATCGTAACAGCATTAGAGCTGGAGTCGGTCTTGAACACTATGGCCCACCACCCATCAATCGTCATAGATGGTAGGTTTACTGTCCGGGCGGCGGCTGTCGCGTTAATCGGAATTAGCTGATGCATATCATCAGCCTCAACCGCAGTATAGTCCCCCGCAGTTACAGCTTCCGTGGTCATAAACCGGAAAATCCGGCTCGCATTCGGAAGCGTAGTCTGCAGCACTGCCTTTACAAGGCGGAGGTGGTCATCCCCCTGGCTCGCATTATCTCCCGCCAGCGGGTTAGAGCTGACAAGGTCCGAGACGTAAGTTGCCGACTCTAGTCCCATTAGTGCGGCCCTCCCACCTGCAGTTCCATACCAGTCATCTCCCGGGAATGCACGTTCCGCATAAGCACTGCTCGTCCGTCCCGCTCCCATTCACGGAACTGCGCAAGCGCCGTCGGATCTCTCACCGCATTCGCAATCATCCGCCCAGCTATCCCCATCAGAAGATACGGGCAATACTTCAGCCATTGATTCTCGATATTCGTATCCAGCTCATCATCCTTCTGATAATATATCATCTGAATGCGGTATTCATCATCCGGAGTGGGGAAGAGGCGGAAATAGTTCCCCATTAAGCAGTAGGCTTCCGGAGGTCCTGTCTCAATAGTCCCCGTATCCGGGTCCATATAGTTCTTCCTCAACACATCATACTGATCCTTCTTCAGGTCCCTTTCCGGGTCCTCCGTCGTCGGGTCAAACGGAACGTACCGGAGGACTGCCTCATCCACCTCCTCAAGGAAGTCCTCCGGTATCTCAATCCGCTGCTCTTCCGCCTCCGTGGTAGTGTAGCTGTCTTCCGCCACCAAAAACCACGGCTTATACGGTTCCTGCTCAACTAGAACCTGCGCTGCTTTGAGATTCGTGACGATCTCACTATCCAGCGTGGTCCTAAATGCCATCTGTTGCTTGATCAGTGCGACCGCTTCATCTCTCGTCATAGCGAAGCCTGTGGTGTCCAGGTGTTCGTCTGCGATGCATCCGCTGAGCGGGCGCAGTCAAACACATCCTCATCATACGTTACGGAATAGAAGACCTCAATAAGGGCCCCTAGCACCAACCAAGCCATCAGTGCGCCTCCGCTGCATCATACCTTGTTCCATTCGACCCCTTCGGCGGGGCAGCATCAGCTTCCGATTGCTCCGGCGCCGCTTGCGTCTGCTGCGTCTTCTGCTGCTGCTTCGCTGCCACCCACTGCTTCATCGCCATCACCTCCCGCCCCCGACAGTTATCCATCAGGAAGCGATCCAACTCCTCAAGATCCACAGCATTCAACACTAGCATCTTTCAGTCTCCTTCTAGGTTAAGATGATCTCAGTTATTCCACTCTCTGCAGTTATTGCGGCTTGGTCTCTTTCCCACCGCAGCACATTAGCTTTGGTCCCGGCCATCAGGCCGTCAGCCCAAGCCAATATGCATTCCTCGTCTGTCATATCCCGCTTCGCGCCGTCCGGGAGTTGCGGGTCAACTGGAACTTGCCCGAGCAGCCCCTTGTAGGCGGTGAGCATGCGGACGAGGTGCGCGCCGCTGACGGTGCGATTGCGCGTCACGGTGCCCTGGCCCGTGTTGATCTGCATCGTTATGGTGGCCATGCCGTCCTCCTCTTAGTTCATCTTACTGACGCGCCACGCCGGGAAGTTTCCGGATGACGTTGCGTCATAGATCAGCAAAGCCTGCTGCCCCGCGGTGAGCGTGATGTCCGCACCCGTGCTGCATTGGAACCTGTTGGCGGCCGTGCTCGTAACGTTGTGTTTGATAACGAGGTCGGCTGATCCGACGTTGACGATCATGTGTGTCTGGCCGTTGATCTGCGCCGCTGTGAAGGTCAGACCAGTGACGTTGCGGGAAGCGTCCGTGCTCCAGCGCTGAAAGAAGCTTGTACCGCCTGGATTGTAGTTGTCCTGATTGCCCGTGATCTGGGCTGGTGTCGTCGGGATGTAGCGGATCGTGCCGCCGGCCTGCGTCAGCGAGCCGTTTTCGATGCTGACGACAAGCGTGGTGCCTAGCCCAACTGAAGTGAGAGGCTCAGCAGACGTACTTGAGGCCCATCCAAAGCTATGATTGATGCCACCGCTGGAGCCGACGAGATAGAAGCCGCCTTTTGAGGAGCCCCCGCCGCCGTTGCGCATGTAACCGATGCCGCCGCCACCCAAACCGAGCGTGGCGGCGCTTGTAGTGCTATTGTAGCCAATATTGAGGGGCCCACTGCCTCCCGGATAAATATCAACAGAGCCGGTGCCCGCCGTCGTCAGCCGGAGGCTTATGTTATCCGTCCCCGTCCCCGCCGTCTCCGCGGCCAACTCGAAGTAGCCCGCCCCGCTCTGCAGCGCCCAGCGCTCGTAGTTGCTGGTGTCGGTAAAGGTGCGGTAGCCGCGGGTGATCTGTGCGTTGGTGCTGTTGCGCTGGGCTAGGGTGTTCGCGGCATCCCGGTATATGAAGAGGTCAGCGCTGTTGCCAAGGTTAAAAGTAGTTTCGAAGC